CGGCAGCTTGTATCTATTTGCAGAACAAAACGAACTTAATGCGTGGGAATTTGACATTATTAAACGGATTGTAAGATGCCGCAAGAAAGGACAATTTCAAGAGGATTTGCAAAAGACAGTTAGAGTGATAGAATTATATTTAAAAGAATATAATATTAAGGATATCAAATAATTTATACGTAAAAGAATATAGAATGACAAAAGAAGAATTTTACTTAACTTCCATAACATCTATCTTACCAACGTGCGCTGATAAACTGGAAGACTTTCCGTTTAGATTTAAAGCGAAGCAATTGCAGAACGAAGCAATAAAGGCAATAAGAAGATTAGATAAACATTTTATGGACGTTGGCAATATGGAAATATTCGACCAACAGAATCAAATACAACGAGCGTTTTTGCAATGGTTAGATTTGCAATGGGAAGAAATTACTAAAGAAGAAACAATATGAAACAAATAGACATTGAAAAAACACTATCCGTAATTAAAGCATCAGGAGTTTGTGAAATTACACGAAAAAGAGATATGGTATACAAACGAATGTATGCTGCAGTATTTCTAAGAAAGAATACTTTATTCAGTTTAGAAAAGATAGGTTCTTATTTAGGAGGTAAAGAGCATTGTAGTGTATTGCATTACATCAAAACATATCAAAACTTTAAGGAAGACGAATTGTTTTTAATGTACACAAAAGAAATTGCAGACCAGTTAAACGATTGTTTTATATTCGGAGAAAAAAAGCAGCCATTAAGTTGGTTGGAATATGCGGTTATTAATTGTGCTAATGTTAAAGAATTGCGAGAAATTCAATTGAAGGTATTGGATAAGGTGGAGAATGATGTTGATTATTTTGAGTTGGATGAAAGTTTAATTTTAGGGTAGGTGTAAAGTGTAAAATTTGCTTTACAGTAAAAAATAAAAAATAAAAATGTTTTTTTTTGATTTGTAAAATTTTACTGTAAAGGTCTTTACACCATGCTGAAACCATTATAAACACTAGGAAAATGGTGTAAAACTACTGTAAAGTTGCTTTACACCTCTTTACAGTAAAAAGTAGTATAATTGTTAATTTATTGTTAAAATGTAACTTAATTAGTAATTATTCGTATATTTACATAGCTTGTCGCATAAGCAAAAAGAAATTAGTTATAAACTCTTGTCTGACGGATGCGACCCTGAAGGCAAGAGTTTTTTTTATTTAAACAATTTTATCTATGATTACAAAAAGTTATTTGAAAAAACTTGCTTCGATTGGATTCTCTATCATTCCAGTAGATTACAAAAAAAGACCTATTGGTAAATGGCAAGACTACCAATCTAAACACCGAACAAGTGACGAGGTAGAACAATTGAATAGCCCTCTTTACGGATTGGTTACTGGTTACAACGACATCGAATGTATTGATGTGGATTTAAAAGTAATTATAGGCTTTAAAGAGCAAAAAGAATGGTTTGACGAATACATATCTTTTCTTTCTGACAATATAGAGGACTTCCTAGAGAAAGTTGTGATAGCTAAAACAAAGAATGCAGGTTATCACATTCTTTATAAATGTAAAACAATACAAGGGAACACTAAAATAGCTAAGTTACAAGGCGCTAAAGAGGCTATACTTGAGTCTAGAGGTAAAGGCGGTATGGTTGTATTATACGATTACTTTTTTAATAAGCGTGAATACCATGACATCCAAGAAATAAGCGAGTACGATAGGGAAATTCTTTGGACTATATCTAAAACTTATAACTATCTAGAGCCTGCATTAGCGCAATCACCAACAAAGAGCGAGTATAAACAAACCAATGAAACAGACATAACTCCATGGGATGACTTTAACAGCCAAAAGAATGCTTTAGATATAGTATCGGATGAGTTTGAGATAGTTCGTAATACAGCAAAGAGTTATGTTATAAAAAGAAATAACGCAGAATCCCCACATTCAGGATATATCTTTAAAGATAGCGGTTGTATGTTTTTATTTACTACTGGTACGCATTATCCAAACGAAAAGTTATTATCTCCATTTGGCATATATGCATATCGATACTATCATGGAGATTTTGCAAAGGCAGCGAGCGAATTGTATAAAGATGGATATGGAAGCCGTAAGGTAGTGTCTATACTACAAATAAAGAAGATAGAACAAACGCCTAAAGATATTTTAATTACACGTATTCAATTTCCTATACACATATTTCCGGACGAAATACAATCTTATATAATTGAATCAGCAGAAACATTAGGCATGTCAGTAGATTATATGGGTAGTGCGTTTATGTGGATGCTATCTACTATTATAGGTAATAGTATGGTAATAGAAGTTAAACCAGGTTGGATTGAAACAGCTACTATATGGATTGCAGTAGTTGGAAAACCCGGTATTGGTAAGACACCAAGTATAAACCAAATGATATTTCCACTAAAAGAATGTAATGTAAAGGAACAAAAGAACTACCAACGTAATTACGCTAAATGGGTAGAGTATGAATCTTTGGATAAGAAAGAAAAGGCATACGCTGAAGAGATACAAAAGCCCGTTTCTAAGCAGTTTATAGTAGGAGACATAACACTAGAGGCATTGATAGATTTGCATGAGTCAAATCCTAACGCAATAGGTGTTTTTAAAGATGAGTTAGCTGGTTGGTTTAAAGATATGAATAAATATAGAGCCGGTTCTGACTTAGAATTTTGGTTATCTAGTTGGTCAGGTCAAAGTATTTCGGTTAATAGACGTACGGCGAACAATGCATTTGTAGACAAACCATTTATACCGGTTTTAGGTGGTATTCAACCTAGTATATTTGAAGAGTTTGCTACTGGTGTAAACAAAGAAAATGGATTTGTAGATAGGATTTTGATATCATATCCTGAATTAAAGGTAAATAAATACAATACATCAAATATTAATTACGAAACAATAGAGTGGTATCGTAATTTTGTGCTAATATTTAAGGAACAAATAGAGCGTAATTTCTTAAAGTTCAATGAAGCAGGAGAATTAATACCGGCTAAAATGGTATTTACTACTGAATCAAATAAAGAATGGGTACGAATTCACGATAAACTTACAGATGACCAAAACAGCGACTCCGAAAATGAGTACATGAAGTCAATGATACCTAAGCAAAAAAGTTATATTCCTAGATTTGCACTATTACTTAACTCTTTATGGTCTTATTTTGATGACAATTACAAAGCATTACAAGTAAATAAAGAAAGTATTTTACGGGCGGAAGAACTATCTAGCTATTTTATTAATATGTCAAAGCTAGTTAAGCAGGACGCTAAAGAAAAGAATGAATTACGAAAGGTATCTAAGGATGGATTGAATGGTTTTGATAAATTCAAAGCAATGTACGAACAAGATAGCGAAGTGAATCGAACTACAGCAAGTGAAATACTAGAGGTTTCTAGACAAACAATTATTAACTGGATAAAAAAGATTGAAGGATGAGAAATATAAAAAGAGTAAGAGAAATATTTGCTAGTTTAAAAGTAAACGAAGCGGTTTGGGATGAGTCAGACTATTATTTTTTATGGGAGTTTTTTAAAGAACACCCTAAATGGGAAGAAAAATCTAAAGGTGGATTTGATTATTTCTTTAAAGCTAAAAATGAATGGGGATTTTCGTTTGCAGTTATGCGAGTAGATAAAACTTTTGATTTTATAAGTATGAATTTTCCTAAAGAAATAAGTAAAAAATCTGAAGTATTGCAGGCTTTTAGAAATCATATTCAAATACAAATAGACGCAGTTAGAAATAAGATTAACTACGGAGTGGATAGATGCGAATTAAGTAACATTGTTTTGACTAAAACAAACACGCATATTGACCATTATAACCCTGATTTTAGATTTGTAGTATTTAATTATATGACTCAAAAAAATGTTACATTTGATGAATTACATGAGTATATTTATAAAAAGAATGTAAAGCATTATTTTAACGATGCTGAATTTATAGCAGATTGGCAGGATTACCATTCAAAAAATACTAGCTTAAGAGCAATTACAGCAGATGAAAATTTAAGACGCAGTAAAAAATGAAACTCAGAGACTATCAAATAGAAATATCAGAAAAGGCTACATTGATTTTAAAGCAAAGAAATATAGTTTATATATCCGCTGAAGTTAGAACGGGTAAAACTTTAATAGCTTTGAATACTTGCAAATTATATAACGCTAAGAACGTACTATTTCTAACTAAAAAGAAAGCTATTGATTCAATCCTGCAGGACTATGCTAATTTTGGTTATAAAGATTCGTTTGAATTAACCGTAATTAATAACGAGTCAATGTCGAAAGCTTTAGGTAATTTTGATTTAATTGTACACGATGAATCGCATAGGTTTGGAGCATTCCCAAAGGCTGGTAAATATGCAAAGGAATTTAAGTTTAGATTTTCTAGTTTGCCTATTATATTATTGTCAGGAACGCCAACACCTGAAAGTTTCAGCCAAATATATCACCAGTTTTGGGTGAGTAGATTTTCTCCGTTTAAATATCCTAACTTCTATAAATTTGCGCATGATTTTGTTAATGTAACACAAAAGAATTTAGGCTACGGAATGGTAAATGATTATTCAAGTGCCAAAGAAGCCGAAATAAAAGCAGTTATTGAGCCGTATATGCTTACATTTACGCAAGAGAAAGCAGGATTTACAAGTAAGGTTAATGAACATATACTAAAATGTAAGATGTCTGATACTACATATAAGCTATGTGCGCAACTTAAAAAAGATTTAGTCGTGATTGGAAAGGATGAAACAATACTAGCAGAAACAGCTGTTAAATTGATGAGTAAATTACACCAACTTTATAGCGGAACTATTAAATTTGAAAGTGGAAATGCAAAGGTAATTGATGATTCAAAAGCAAAGTTTATATTTGAAAAGTTTAAAAATGAAAAAATAGGTATATTTTATAAGTTTAAAGCCGAATTAGTAGCGTTAAAGGATATTTATGGAGACTCATTAACAACTGATTTAGACGATTTTAATAATAGTAATAAGGTTATAGCCTTACAAATTGTTTCAGGTCGTGAGGGTATATCCTTAAAAAATGCAAAATACTTAGTTTATTACAATATGGATTATTCCGCTACTTCTTACTGGCAATCAAGAGATAGATTAACTACAATGGAACGTTTATCGAATGATATTTACTATGTATTTTCTGAGGATGGAATAGAGGAGAAAATATTTAAAGCAGTTCAAAACAAGAAAAATTACACCAGTACTTATTTTAAAAAAGATTTCAATGTCAAAATTTCAAAGTAAAATAATAAAGGATTTTGAAGCGCAAGGTTATTGTGTGATTAAACTATCCAAAACAAATAAAAATGGCATAGCGGATTTATTGGTTGCAAAAGATGGCTGCAGAACTGAATT